TACTAGGGTTTCAGTGGTTTGGGTAGCAAATAAAGGCTTGGGGCATGGCCAGAAATTATCTAACCCTAGTGGGTCGTCTTTAATGTCCAGCGTCTTAGAGTATCCCTCAGACACCCAGAAAACCTGTTTTGTCGTCTTGCTCCATATTTCCCAGACAACGGCTTTTTTCATGTCGTCCAGGCCTTCAACACCCATTTTTTCCATTTCATCTAGGCCAACAGGTTCGTGAGTTAATGGAACTTGCTTAAAATCCTCGCCAAATCGCTTAATGCCATCCTCTTGGCTCATGTACACCCTACGGGCGATCCATGTCACTTCATCCCAACATCTAGCGGGTGAATATCTCACATCTTTCCAGAAAACATAATCTACCGGCGTGCATTCGTATTTATAAGGCGCGTTGGGCATAACTTGCGCCTCGCCGCCCTCTTCACCGGGCAAAGCGTCAACAGGCTGGGCTAGTTCTTTTTCCTCGAACCGCACCCACACCGTGCCGCGTCCGGGCAGTAGTCTGTCAATTATCGCCAGCTTCATCGAGGCGTCAAAGTCGCCCTTGTCAATCTCGTACTGTAAACAACGTTCTATAATCACCGAAGCAGTGCGACCAACAGGGTCAGAATCCTTCCAGCGTCTCGATACTTCGGCTCTAGGGGTTTTCCCGTATAGGGCGGGTTTCAGGGTCTCAACGTTTGACCAGAGTATATTAAACCTCTTACCATAAGTCGTGAAGTTTTTGCGGTCGTCACGATAACGCCGTATTATCCTGTCGCCACGCTCAATAAACTTTTCATCTTCACGTTTGGCAAGTTTTAACTCGGCCAGCCATTTTGTGCTTGCATCTACTGGGTTCATGTGGGTATTCCGTATTTTTCAAGAAGCGGCTTGTCGGTCATAATTCTTGACCAGGCCTCCTCTGGGCTTTCCGCAACGACCACCAGTCTTTCGGGTGTTGCGCTTGTTTTTAACTCTGCGCCATTTGGGAACAAATAATATGCTGTTTTGTCTTCACATTTAACAGGGTGCCACATGACATATTGCACTGCGCCAATTTTATCAATGGCTGGCGGCCTGGCTTGTGGGTGCGCTTGTACAAATATCATGGGACTATGCTCACTCTTACCGCGCCATTCGCAACCATAGGCGTACCGTTTGAATATGTCGCCAGTGCGCCTGTCGAGACACACAAAGCGCCATCATTGGCTCTGGGAAGTCCGTTAGACCACACCACACCCACAGGAAGTCCAGCAGTCGCATCAACGTATCGAATCTGTCCTGCGTCTGTCATTAGAAGACCGTTAGCGTACTCATCACCACCAGTTGAAATAGCCCTGTTCAAATCACCAGATAAAAGCACACCGTTCTGAAATGTGTCTGTCGGCTGAATAGCGCCAGTTCCTAATTGCACCAGGTCATTAACCACTGTAAATATAGACATTAGTATCTTTCCTGTGGGCGTTTAACGTCTTGCCATAATTCATCTAGAGGTGCCGTAATTATGACACCGTTTTGTGCTTTTATGTTGAATTTTGCGGGTTTTTCGGGTTCTTTTGGCTTAATTTGTTCCGCTATCAGGCATCCGTAACTGAATCCGTCGCCATCATGTGATGCCCAATTGTGGTCTGGGTCGCTTGAAAATATGCGTCTTTCCTCGTCCCATATATAACTCCAAGCGCTTAAACCTTCTAGCCCTTTTTCACATTTGTCGGAAAATTCGCATCTTTGAATAATCCTTCTGGCGGCGTTTACTCTGTCTGCTTTTTTGCTGTCTGGCGTTATTTTGACGTGCGAAGCGCCGAAATACTTAAGGAAAATCTCTACTGCGCTATATTTTGCCGCAAAAGTCTTATTTCTTGCGTCATGGGGTAGCCATATATTGCCTAAAGCAGATGAACCATTGGCTCGTTTGTACTGGCTTATTTTGTCGCGCAAACGATCACACCACTGGTCAGCGTCTAAACCAAACCCGCAGTCATAGTCAAAAATCGTATAACCGCCGATTGTTGGCTGCCAGAAATACCATGTTGACGTATCTTTTCTGCCTATGTCTGCACTGATATAAAAATCAGCGCCATCTGGGTCAAATTCAACATGAGAACCTATCCGACCCTGTTTTTCCAGCTTTGATATTCCAGCCGCTAGTATCGCGCCAATGTTCGACGCAGTAAAGCTGCACATATATTCTTGGTCAAACTTAGATAATCCGTAATCCTCGCCAAACTCGTCAATAAATGCTTTTTTCTCTTTCGCTATTTCTTCTAACGTCAAGACTTTTGTTTGCTCAACGTCTAAAATTTCTGCATAAGCTTCCGGGTTGTTTCTTGCCGCCTGGAATGTCTTGTATGCGTGATTTTTGCCGCGTGGCGTTGTAATAAATATCTGCCAGCCTTTATTTTCTGCAAGAATCGGGCGAAAATGCGCTCTGGAGTTTGGATTAGCAAGCGCCCACTCTGAATATACAATCCCGGCTGGCGTAGCGCCGACAAGACTGTTGTAACTATCGCTCCCGACAACTTGCCACGTTGACCCGTTTTTGAACTCGATCATCATTTCCTGATTTCGGGTCGTTTTTCGTAGCTCAACCGGGAAAGCCTCATCTATTCGCTTTTTGCCAGTGTGCGGGTTTACAGCATCCCAAATAGCTTTACGTGCTTGAGAGTATTCCGGGAGCATGTGCCAATAACCTGCCACTCTCTCAAAAACAGCACACGCCGCGCGGTGCAATGCTATTTCGTCTTTGCCTGACCGCCTGTGCCAGATCAATTCAGCATGCCGTCCACCGCGCTCTAAGTATTTCCACGCTTTTTTCTGATAACTACGTGGCTCCCAATTGTTAGGCAATACGATTTTAGTCATCAGAAAATCGTTTGATTACTACCGTCAAAGCTCCACCATTATCCCCAACATGCTCAGTCCTTGCCAACTTAGGCGCGGCAAACTCAGCCAGCTTTGCGAGTAAATCTAAGGCTTTGCCGGGGTCAGGCTTAATTTCTCTTTCTAAATCACCCTCTGCCACTATTGTCAGCCACTTGGCAACATTATCTGCGTTGCCCTCCAACAGCTTGTTGATCGTTTCCCTGAATTCTCGCGTAGCTTTGTTCGGTGTCCCGGCAGTTCTTCCTCCGGTCTTAGGTATTCCTTTTGGCCGACCAAAGCCGGTTTTCGGCTTAGTAGTCATAATCTATCCATTTTTTACTATAGATAGATTTATTCTACACAATTATGCGGTTTTTGCAACACTTGCTCTTATGTATCTTTTGTATTGTCGGCTATCTAAAATGAATGCATCGCAGTTAATAACTGGCCGTTTCTTAAAGTGACCACCTAACCCGACCAAATACAAAGCGTATCTACTGACGATGTATTTTCTTTTCATTTTGCACCCCACTTTATAGGGTCGCCATCAATGTCAACAACATAAACAGGCAGCGCCATTGTTTCCGCGTCGGCTTTTATTCGCTCTTTCCATACTCCCGGAATTTGTGCGTACTTTTTCCCCGTTATTGTCCGGCATGGGGCTAGTTTTGGGTAACTTTCTTTTGCAAGTAACTTATCCAGTTCTTTAGTCTCGCCCTGTTTGAAAAGTTTGTAAACTACTTCAAGCGGCCATTCTGGGTCGTCCGTGTTGCTCCAGCGTATTTGTAAATGCGCCCCAAACCACTCAACTGGCGCTAATCTTGGCCTGCAGTCGGTTAGTGTCATTTCCTCTGCCTTTGAGCATATAGCGCCGCATTCATCGCAAACGTAGCCCGTCCCGCTTCTTCCCCGCCATTCATGGCCTTTGTAAAGTATTGGCTTGTCCATGTCTATCAAAATATAAGGCTGTATAAGGTGGGGCTTATTACCCCGGATGTCCGTAGCCCTATTCGTCAATAGGGTTCACCTGTAAATCCAGGCCATACGCTTTGCAGGCTACTTTCGTAGCTCCTGTGCCGGACTGTTCACTAACAAGCATGAAGCCTAGGCCGAGTATTGGCTCATCCCCGGCTAGCACGGTACACCTAAGCCCCATGCGTGTTGGTGGAGGCGGTTGGATTTGCACCAACTGACCAAAAGGAAACGGATTTACAGTCCGCCGCGACCCACTATCTTCGCCGCGCCTCCAAGTCCCCGTACTTTCCGGGGTGTCATCTAAGTGCTGCATTTCAAACTGCTTAGCCAATTTCTCATAACCGATTAGCAGCGTTCGTTTTGTTAGTGGCGGGTGCTGATCTCCCGCCTGTCTGCATTGCAAAGTCAGGTACGGGTCATCAAACTAGCAGACAGAAGACTCTTTGACACCGTTTTTGCGCATCAGCCTACGCATTCACTAACAAGTCTAGGGTCTGCTCGCATAAAGCAGCGACGCACAAGAAAGGATCAAACCAAAACAACGGCGCTAACCCGTTGCCAGACCCTAGACTTTTTAGTCCCCGTCTTTCCGGGGTGTCATCTAGGTGCTGCATTTAGAACTGCCTAGCCAATTCGAGCAAACGAAAGCAGCGTCCGTTTTGTTAGTGGCCGGTGCTGATCCCGACATTAGTAAATTGTGCAACTACACAACCGCGTATCAGCCTACGCATTCACTAACACGACTGAGACCTGATTAGCTCCCTTACTGGGGGGTCGTCCTGGCCATCGGACAGTTCATCAAGTCTCATGCGTCTTAGTGCTTATTTTCCCTCATTTTCTCTATCTTATCCAACATTTCCCGCTTTTCCATTAAAGCTTTTGCTTTCTTTTCTGCTTCCGCTTTACTCATTCCCGCGTCGTATTGAAGTATTGCTGCGCGTTCTTCAAATGCTTCACGGTCAATCATTTCATGCACTCCCAATATTTTCCGTTGAATACTGGCTTACCTTCGTTTTTAATGCACAATGCGCGGTATTCGGATGCAGGGTCTTTACCGATTACGTACTCGTATAGCGAACCAATTGAAAAAACAGCCGCCACCACAATTAGCACTGTATGTACAATTTCAAAAATAACATCTTTCATGTGTTCTTTTCCTTTAGTTTAGCTTCGACTTCATACGCCACTGGATCCTGCTCTGGTGCTGGTAGCTCATGCGCAGGTTGAACCTTGGCAAACATTTCGAGGAAACGAGCCGCGCCTTGATTAGCTGTATATCGGTCGCCGCCTGCGTCCACAAAAGCCATTGCAATGTTGCAGTGCCAACCCCACGCATACTCAGGGTCGTATTGCATGGCTTGAATCACCGTCTGCACAGCTTGGTGTATTATTTCGCAATCAGTTGTAATCTGCTCCTGCTCTGGCTGCGCTAGTACGGTCTCTATCTCTTGCTGCACGTCAGTAAAAAGCTGTATTGGGTCTTTTTCCATCTGCGCAAGGCAAACGGCACACAGTTTAGCGCGTTCGCAGGTTTCCCCGCATTGATTACGCGGGTCTGGCTGCGCTAGTCGTTCGCGCAGGGCTTTCCTTAATTTTCCGTAATTAGCGTACCCACTAATCCTGTCTTCTTTATATAGCGCATCATGCGCTTGTTCTAAAAGTTCTCGGTCAGTCATTTTGCTCATGCGTTCCCGCTCTGGCTGCGCTAGTCGTTCGAGCAGAACGGCGCTGTGTTTGGCAATACACTCATGAAACGCACGCTCAAAAATTGCATCTTCTTGTGAGTAAAAACCATAACCTCGCTTTGCTTGAGTAATGCCAAGCAGTCGGGCGTTTTCTATTAGGGCATCTAGCGCTTGCTGCATTATTTCTCGGTCAATTTTGTCAGTCATTTCATGCACTCCCAATACTTGCCGTT